TCTGAAGGTCGCGCGGGAACTCCGTCACGCGCGGGCAGGGGCGATCAGAAACGCCCGGTGCGCAGCCGGTCAGTAGCGCCATCGCGCTCAGCATCAGCAGCCGCCGCATCCCCTGCCCTCCTTGCCGCCTGTTCCGCCGCGGCCGCCCGCGCGCGGGCCGATTCCAGCCCGCCACGGCGCCCGCGCACCCAGGCGGCACCGATCGCCGCCAGCACCGCCCCGACCGCCGCCAGCACCGCCCAGGCGCGGGCGCCGAGGCCCGACAGGAACGTCACGCCGCCCTCTGCCGCCGCAGCAGCCACACGGCCGCCAGCGCCACCGCCCCGGCCACGATCGCGATGCCCACCGCCCAGTGCACGCCCGACAGGCTCGACACCGCCGGCGCCGCGGTCGCCGCCGCACCGGCCACGCCGGCCAGGATCCCAGCATCCGACGCCGGCGGCGGCGCCGTGGGTGGCGAGGCGACCGATTCCGCCGCGCTGGACACGAACGTCCCGCGCGCCCACAGCCCGGCCTCGGCGGCGCGGCGGTTCACCAGGCCGGTCACCACCTCCAATTGCCCGGTCGTGCGATTCCGCTGCTTGTTCCACTTCGCCATCTCGGCCGGCACCGCGTCATACTCGCCGGCATTCAGGCGGCGAATCAGGGATGAGGATCTCGCCGCCCCCTCCCCGACATTGAACAGCCAGGACAGCAGCGCGCCGAACTGATTGTCGGTAATCGGCACCTCGACCATCGCATCCAGCGCCGCGATGCGCGGCGCGCAGTCGGCCTGGAACAGCCGGTCGGCCTCGGCCTGGGTGATCCGCATGCCGGGCTGCACCGTCTCGGTGTGGCCGTAGCCGATGGTCAGCGTGCCGTGCACCGCCATGCCGGGGCGGATGAAGGCGCGCGGCCGCGAGCCGTCCTTGTCGTCATAGGCATAGAGGACGCAGCCCTCCCACTGGCGCAGGTGGGCGAGCGCCTCGGCCGAAAGCCGGCGGGTCATGGTGTCTCTCCGATGATGTGGAAGCCGGCGCGCGCCGGCCAGGGGTCAGCGCAGCAGGCCCTTGGCCGCCGCCGCGACGCCCGCCACGAACGACGCCGTGGCGATGATGGCCGCCAGGAACCAACGCGCCCCCCGCGCCTGGTCCAGGATGGCGATCAACTGCGAGATACGCGCCTCGAGATTCTCGATCTTCGTCTCGAGGTCCTCGATCCGCTCGGTCAGGTGCTTCACGTCGCGCTCAAGCCCGCCGAACGCGCGCAGGTCGATCTCTGCCATCCATGTCTCCGAATGTGCTTTCTCGCGCACGCGCGCGCGCGCGAATTGATCGTGAAATCGTTCGTCTCAGCCGTTCAGCACCAGCATCCGCCGCCGGATGAACGGCCCGTTGCTGCCGACGATCGCCAGCGCCGCCAGCCCATCCCCGTCCAGCGTCACCGCCAGGTCGCCGAGCAGATCGACCGTGACGGTCGCGGCCACCGCGTCGTCTTCCAGCAGGATCGGCGTGTCGCCCAGCACGCCCACCGTGCCATCGCCGGGGTAGCCCGTGGCGGCGACGGCATCGTCGGCCAGCGTGGCCTCAAGCCCGCCGGACAGCGGCACCGACGCGGTCGCGGCGACGGTGTCGTCGGCCAGCGTCGCCGCCAGGTTGCCGATAACCGGCACGGATGCCGTGGCGGCGACGCCGTCGCCGGCCAGCGTGGCGGCCAGGTCGCCGATGATCGGCACGCTCGCGGTGGCGGCGAGCGTGTCGTCATCCAGCGTTGCCGCCAGGTCGCCGGACACCGGCACGCCCTCGGCCAGGCTGACCAGCACCTCGGCCGCCAGGTAGCTGACGCGGACGGACGGGTTCGTGGCGCTGGCCAGCGCCTCCGCCGCGACATACGAAACCCGCGTCGAGCCGGACATGTCAGGTCACGACCTCCACGCCGGCCTCAAGCGCATTGACCCCGCTGGCGGTCCAGGCCGCTGCGGTGTTGGGGTCCTGTTCCCACAGCGCCCAGCGCACCGCCTCGGTATTCAGCGTCGGCGACACCGCGCTGTCGTTGCTGGTGGTGGCTCCGCTCTTGATGAAGCCGCGGATCGTGCGCGCGCCGGCATCGACCTTCTGGTAGCCGAAATTCAGCGCGACCCCATGCACGCTGGTCGGCGTATAGGTCAGATCGACCAGCCCGTAGCGATCGACATGTCCGGCCGTGGTCGTGTGCACATAATCGGACGTGCTGACCGTGTCGTCATCGACCAGGGTGTAGTTGGTCGATCCCGTGCTGCGCGACCACTGCACCGAGGCATCGCTTGCCGCGCGGCAGGTCAGCACGCGGCAATCGCCCAGCAGCGCGTTGTTCGCCGACCCCGCGGTATCGAGGATATAGAGATCGTCATAGCGATCCGACCCGTTGCCCGTGCCATAGAACCGCACGCGGCTGGCCTGCGCCGTCGTCCCCTGCTTGGTGTCGGCGCCCGTGATGTTGAGGACCTGCGTGCCATCGACGCGGACCTGCATGGACCCCGTCGAATCGTCGATCGTCGTCATCACCTCGATGTAGCACCAGGCGCTGGCGGTGATGACGGCGCTCGCCGTGGTGCCCAATACCGACGCCTGGTTGCCGCGGCACGCCGACAGCGTGCCATCGGTGTTCAGCCGGATGCCGCATTGCTCGGTGGTGTTCGCCGCATCGTAGAGCGAAAAGATCGTCAGTGCCGATCCCGGCAGCGTCCCGCGATAGTAAGCAAAGCCGACGCCGACCGTGGCCTTGTTGCCGAAGCCCGGACTGGTGACGGTCCAGGCGCCGCCCCAACTGGACGACAGCGCCCGGCCATTGATGCGCCCCGTCGCCGCCGACATGGACCCGTTGCTGACCGCCCAGCCGCGCAGCACGGCATAGGCATGGGTCACCGCATCGAAGCCGTCGATATACAGCAGCGTCATGGGGGCGCTCCGTCACGCGTTGCCGGCGGTGATCGTATAGGTCGCGATCGTCACCGGCTCGCCGGACACGATGGACGTGCTGGACAGCTTCATCGGCCCGGCGCCGCCGGTGTCGGTGCATTCGCCCTGCTCGTGGCAGGTGGTGCCGGTGCTGTCATAGATCCGGTAGTAGCCGGCGGTGCCGCTGGCATTCGCCGCGCTGTCCGACCAGGTGCCCGACTTCGCCTTGCTGCCCGACGATGCGGCGGCCAGCCAATCCGACGGCAGCGTCGCTTCCATCAGCAGCGTGCCCGACGCGGCGGTGGCGCAGTTGGCCGGCATCGACCCGCTGTAGATGCGCAGCAGCGGCGCGGTGCCGACCGTCGTCTCGAAAGCATCCAGCGCCGCGTTGCGTGCGGCGACGGACCGTTGCACAGCCATGGCTCAGCTCCTCACAAGCAAAAGGGTTCCCGACACGTCGCCGAGCGTGGCATCGGCGGACGTGGCGGCGATCAGGTCGATGAAGTCGTCGATGGCGAAGGTCTGCGCGGCATTGCCGGTGGTCGCCAGCGCCGGCACGGTGCCAGCCGCCGCCCAGGTCAGCGTGCCGACCGCGCTGCCGTTGCGCCGGATCGACCACACCGTGCTGGCCGTCGCCGCCGTGTCGGCCACGAAGGAACAGCCTAGCATGTCCGGCAGCAGCACCAGCGCCTGGCCCTTCACCTGCCAGCGCATCAGGATCTCGGAATTGGACGGCACGCCGCGAATCCAGATCGGCGCGCGATAGGGTCCGTACTCGCCGATCTGCACCAGCCCGTTGGCCGTGCCGTCGGTGTAGAGATACAGCGACACGCCCGGCAGGATGGTGATCGAAGCCGACCCGCGCACCACGCTGACCGCCTTGGTGCTGGCGGCGTCCAGGCTGACGAACAGCGGCCGCTTGATCGCCGGCAGCGTGACGCTGCGGCCCGCGGTGCTGGCCCCGGTGATCGCGATGCGCGCCGCGGCGCGGACCTGCGCGGCGGTCGGCGTGGCATTGCCGGCTGACACGGACACCGCCAGCGTCTCGGTGATCGCCGCATCCAGCAGCGCCATGCCGCTGCTGTGCGTCACTTCCTTCTGGTTCTGCCCCGCCGTGATGTAGGGGATGGCGAGGTTGGGTGTCGCGCTCATACCGTCGCCTCCGCCGCGATGCCGCGACCCATGATGTTGCTCAACTGATACACGCGCACCGTCACCGCCGCCTGCACGCTGCCGAAGTCGTTGTATTGATCGACCGAGGAATAGGTCGCCGTGGCGCTGGTCAGGCCGGTAATGGTGCGCTCGACCGCCCCGCCGTTCATGATCTCGACCTCATAGGCCTCGGAAGCCTCGGACAACTTCACGGTGCCGGTGCCATCCAGCCATTCGCCGCCGACGCGCGTGCGGCGTGCCCAGGTGATCGTCAGGTTGTTCGACCCGTCGCGGCTGCCGGCGATGCGCGCAGGGGCATAGGGCTGTTCCGCCCGCCCGCGCGCGGCCTTGGTGACGGTGATGGCGGCGGTATCGACGGTCTCGTACAGCCCGACCGCGCGCAGGAAGCGCGTGGCGGCTGCCTCGGTGATGCCGGCGGCGAACTGGAATCGCCCGCCGTCCAGCACGATGAAGGCGTCACCGGCCCGGCGCGCCGCGATCTGATCCTCAGTGCCCCGCCGGCCGCGCAGCAGCCCGGTCAGGGTGTACCGGCCATCGGCACCCAGCGCCGCATCTCGCCACTGGATGATCTCGGCGTTGCCGTCGCTGCCGACCAGCGCGGCCATGTTGGCGCCGTTCAGCACCTCCAGCGCCGTCGCGCTGTCCAGGTCGCCATCCATCATGCTGACCACCAGCGAGGCCGCCTCATCCCAGATCCAGGGCGAGGCTGGCGCCGCCGCGGCCACATCGACCATGCCCCAGCCGACCGGGGCGGTGACGCCACCGATCTGCGTCCAGGCCGAATAGTCGGCGCTGCGGAACAGCGTGACCCCGCGCCAGCGCGCGCCGTCATAGGCGCAGGCGAAGGCGTATTCGCGCAGGCCGGTCTGGCCGAGGTCATCGTCGTCATCGACCAGGGCCAGGTTCGGGACGATCAGCCGCGTGTAGTACGGGACCGGCATGGTCGGCTCGATCCAGCCGGCGCCGCTGTCGGCCGTCGCCGTCAGGCCGTAGGCCGCGGCATCCTCCGTCACCAGGTCCAGCCGCGTGACCCAGTTGGCGCCGAGGTTGGCCGGCAGCACACGGCACCGGATCATCGCGCCGTCCCGCGTCTCGACGTTCACCACATCGGTCGGCACGAGGCGCAGGTGCCTCGGCAGCACCGCCAGGGTGAGTTTCGTTCGCTCGCGCCAGGTCGCGATGCACATCCGCCGCGCGACGGTCTTCGCTTCATCCGCGGTCAGCGGGATCGGCAGATCCATCGTCGCGCTGGCCGTGCCGCCCATGGTGCGGGTCGGGCTGGCGGGCCGGCGCCAGGTCTGCGCGTTCTGTTCCCAGCCGCGCTGGATATCCAGGTAGCGGACCGACACTTCCCGCGGGAGTTCGGCATCCTGCGCCCGCTGTTCCTCCAGCACCGAGGCCGAGGGATCTTCGCGCACGATATCGTCATAGGCGATCGTGGCATCCACCGCGCCGCCGCGCCTGCGGAACACCAGCACATCATCGACCTCGGCCGCGTCGGCCTGGACATAGGCCAGCAACGGCGTCATCGCGTCCCGCGCCGACATCGGCCGCGCCAGCACGTAGCCGCGCAGCGGCAGGTCGATATCCGACACGTTCATGTCGGCCGCGGCGAGACCCGCGCGCTCGCCCAGCGCCTCCACCACATCGGCGACCGACAGGTCCACCGCGCCCAGCCGGTTCAGCGCGATCCGCTTGATCTTGGGCACGTCGCCCGGTTCCTGGCTGATGAACACCGCATCGGACAGGCCATCGAAGGTCCAGTGCTGGTAGCCGCCGGAGATGGTGCCCGCCTGGTTGACCACCGACTGCCCGTTGCCCAGCGCCAGCAGCCCGAAGGCCGGCAGGCCATAGTTGACGCCGAGCATGCGCGACCGGCCCATCGCCGGGTTCGCGGCATTGCCCGTGGCGTTGATCGCCTCGCTCATCCAGACGAGGCTGCCGTCTCGCGCCAGCTTCAGGACGCGGTTCGTGGTGGCCTGCACCGTGACGACAAGCGTTTCGTCGCCCGCATCATAGTCCACGTTCTTGATGCGCATCTGCGACGCGCCGGCCTCCAGCGTCGAGGCCAGGATCGTCGCGACCAGCGTGAGCCTCATCCCCATGGTCGCGCCGCCGCCGAGATAGCCGGCGCCCGAGGACACCTCGAAGCGGTAGACATAGAGGTAGCCCTCCCCGCCGCCGGCATCGACCGAGGAATTGAGGAACCACAGATCGGTGCCGGTCAGCGGATCGCGCCGCCCCTCGCAGGCGCCGAATTCGCGGCCATTGCCGCCAAACTGATAGAGCACGTCCAATTCAGGATCGAGGTTCGTCTCGGTGCCCCAGACGAATTCCATCCAGTCGGTGTCGATGATCTTGAGCAGCGGCACCGCGGCGACGTGATGCGCGCTGAACATGAAGTTGCGCGGCTTTCCGGTCAGGCGCGGCACTTGCAGGTGCACGCGCAGGTCGGGCCCGTGGTGCTGCGCCGGGCCATCGGCGAAGGTGAAGACGCCGTTGCCGAACGAATGGACCGCGCGCAGCGCGTCGGGGTCGATCTTCAGCAGCACCGGGCACCAATTGTATGGCACCTCCGCGCCGCTGGCGTAGAGATAGCCATCCTGCCCCATCGTCAGCATGGCGGCGCCGAGCGAACCTGCCGCCGCGCTGAGGCCGAGCGGCTCGGCGATGTCGGACATCAGGGCCTCGGTGATCGGCGTCAGCGTCACCAGGTCCAGGACGCGAATGCCGTCCAGCACGTTCGATCCGGTCTCGCGCAGCCCCATGTAGATCCGGCCGCGCGCCCAATCGACCGCGACGCCGGCCTTGGCATCGCGGAAGCGCGGCACAGACCAGATCGAGGATGCCGGGGCGGTGCTGGTGATCTCGGGGAAGGTGCGCGCGGCATCGGCCACCAGTTCCACCGTGACATTCGGCATGCGGTTGCCGAAGCGGTCGAGCGGCACATCCTCGAACACCACATAGGCCATCCCGCGATGCGCGGGCGCGTGGCCGACGCCGAGCTTCGCTTCGATCAGCGCGTCGGGCAGTTGCGCCTCGCTGCCACCGTGGAAGCGCCAGACCAGGCCGGGGACCTGCGTCACCTCGGACCCGCCCGTGGTGTCATAGACCAGGATGGTGTCCATCCAGATCCGCAGCACCTCGGCATTGGACGGCGGCAGCAGCCATTCGCACAGGCCGACCGCCCAGGACTGGTAGTAGCTGTAGGTGACGGTCTTCGGGCCACCGCCGCCCTTGCCCTGGCGCCGCGTCGTCTCGCGTTCCTCGACCTCGGTCGCCCAGATGACGTTGCCGGCGATCTTGGCCTGGCCGGCGACGACGGCGACCGGCACACCATAGCCGCTGGTCTGCACCGAAAGGTCGGACAGCCTCGGGCCGTGCTGGTCGGGCTGCTTCGTCGGGAACAGCAGCGCGCCGGCCACGCCACCCAACGCCCAGCCGATCTGGGCGCCGAGCATCGGCATGCCCACGAACGAACCGGCGATCCCCCCAACGACAGCGCCGGCACCAGCGACCCCAAGCTGCGCCACTCGTCAGCCCTCCGTCACGCGGATCACGGCCAGCAGCGCGCGCTGGAACTCGGCATCGATCGGCTGCTCCACGACATGCTTGTGCGGCGCGTAGGCGTGCAGCACGCCGGGGCAGTGATAGGCGCGATGGCTGGTGGCGATGCCGACATGCCCGCCGAACAGCCCCATGCGGAAGATCAGCACGTCCCCCGGCCGCGCTTCCGGCACGCGCCGGCCATGCGCCAGCGCACCACGCAGAAGTGCCGCTTCCTGCGGCTGGCGGGCATAGGGTGCAGGGTCAGCGATCGACAGGCCGGCGCCCCCTGCGGCCAGGATCACCAGCCCGATGCAGTCCACCCCGCCCCGCGTGCGGCCGAGGTGCCGCCACGGCACGCCGAGCCAGCCGCGCGCGGCCTCGATGAAGGCTTCGGGCGTCATCCGGCCGTCCCCACCATCGCCGGCGCGCCCGGCACGAAGGGCTCGCCGCGGAAGTTCAGGAAATTGCCGAAGATCTTGCAGCGTGCGGAGGAATGGTCGCAGCCCGGCTGGATCCGGATCACGTCCCCCGGGGTCGGGACGAAGGGCGGCGGAGAAAACAGCGACAGCGTCGTGCTGCCCTGGGTCCAGTCCACCACTTCCCGCGCCACGCCGGCATTCGCGCCGGTCTCCCAGATCGCGACGCCGCCGGTGAACCAGTCGTCGGCGTAGGTTTCGATATCGTGGCCGGTCAGCACCAGCGTGACGGAATCGGTGACCGCGGCGATCTCGGCCGGACGCGTCCAGGCCGTGCGCTTGGTCCACACCACGCTGCCATCGGTGACGGTGTCGCCCGGCAGGCCCGCCGCCCAGCCGCCGGGGTCGGACGCCGCCGACGTGCCTGACGTCGTGCATTCCCAGATCGCGCCGCCCTCGTCCCGGCTGTCCGCGATGGCGCCGCCCGCCACGCTGACCCGCATGAACGACCCGCGCACGGCCGGCGTGCTGGCCGTGTAGGCGGTGCTGTTCGCGCGCACCGCCGGGCGTAGCGGCAGGCCGCAGCGCACATCCCCCAGGTCGGCGCGGCATTCCGGCTGGTACAGCCCGCCGATCGTCGCCTGCAGCGGCTGCGCCAGGCCGCGGAGTTCGGCGCGGAAGGAGCCGTCATCGCGGGCGATCACCTCGCCCAGCCGACCGCGGCGCAACTTCAACTCGCCCTGCGTCAGGTCGGCCCAGTTCACCGCGAAGATGCGGACCTCGGCGTAATCCCACAGCCCGGCGCGCAGTTCGTCGGCGTCGATCGACGCGGCATCCAACAGGCCGAGCAGTTCCGTCTCATCCACCGCCAGTTCGGCGCCGGAGGCAATCGCCGACCGCTCATAGCCCACCGCAGCGAGGTAGGTTTCGCCGCCATAGGCGATGTCCGCGTCATGGTCGGTGAAGGTGAAGACGGTGCCATCGGCGCGCACCACGCGCCACAGGGTGGCGAGCGTCAGGGCCTCGCCCTGGATGTGGGCAAGCAGCCCGGCCGAGATGGTCTTCATTCGCGGATCTCTATGACAGGCACGTCCGGCGCCTGGCCGATCTCAAAGGCGTCGAGATTGATCGGCAGGTTGTCGGTATCGAAGCGCGCCGGAACGTCGAACTCGCACGCGGCCTCGATCGTCTTGGCCGACAGCGCGGCGAGCGTGCTGCCCAGCGTGATGACGCCGGTCAGAAGATTGACTTGGAACTGCGTCGCGCCTGCGCCCAGCGCGCGCTCGACATTGTCCACCCAGCACCGGACAGTTCCGGAGACGGGCTTCGTGATGGTGCGGTTAGCCGAGTACGTCCCGTCGCTGTAGGTCTTAAAGATCTGCCACGTCGCATCGCTGCCATCGGTCGCGCCGATGGTCTGGCGCTCCATGGTGTAATCCGACCAATCCTTGAACCGGAACCCGTGCAACCGGCCGAGACGCAGGCGAAAGAACGCGATCAGTTCGGCGATGCCGGCGCCGTCTTTCAGACCGGTGCCCACGTTGAAGCGCAGGCGCGGCGATGACCAGTTGCCGTTGCGCTGCTCGTTGCCGCCAGCACTCTCAGCAATGGACGTGCTGGCTTCCGGCCCGCCCTGCGCCCCGACCGCGATCAGGTCAGGGAACCGCTTATCGTGGAACGCCATCGCTTAAGCATTCCTCGACGCGCGGGCGATGTCGCGCCGTGTCGCCATGGCGATCTGGCTGCGGCTGCGATTGAAGGAGCCGGGGTCCGCGGTTTGAATCGTCTGGTTGATCACGACAGGCCGCCCGCCACCACCGCTCACAGCCGCGCCGACCGCTGCCTGTTGGCGCTTGGTCAACACCCGCTCGCCATACTCCAGGATCGCCGGGAATTCGGAGCGGGAAAGCAAGCCCCCGCCGGTGTGGAAGCGTGGCGCAGCACGGAACAGCGCCGACGGAACGATGCGCTGCGGCACGTTGTCGTTGCCGACCACGCCGCCGCCGTGAAGGACCGCCGACTTGACGAACAGGTCGGCGCCAGCCGCCGCGAGGCTGCCGCCCCCTTCTGCTGCGAGCCCAGCGCCGCCGCCCCCGAAGATGCTGCCAAGCAACCCGCCAAGGCCGCCGCCCATGCCGCCGCCCGCACCGCCTCCGCCGCCGAACGCCATGCTCGACAGTCGCCCCAGCGCATCCTCCAGCGGCTTCAGGATCAGCGCCCGCGTGCCGAGTTGCAGCAGCGCCTGCTCCATGCTCTTTAGCGTGTCCGTGACGCTTCGCCCCTGGAACGCGACAGCCTGGAACCCATCGACCAGCACGCCAGCGACCTCGCGACCGTAGCCCTCCATCTCCTTGAGCGTGCGCGCCTGCTCCTGGAGCCGGGCGATCTCGACCGCGTTCGCGATATAGGCCTGGCCGCCCGCCGTCTCGGACGTGCCTGCGGCGTCACGGTTGACGTAGGCCGTCGCGTTGATGCGAGCCAGCGCAAGCGCCTGGTCGCTCTGCGACATGCCGATGGTGGCGTTCTGCTGTCGCAGGAGTTCCACCTGCTGCTGCTGGTCTGGCAGCCGGGCCGCGATGGCGCGGCCGTTCTGCGCCGCGTTCAACCGGATGTACTTCTGCGTCAGGTCCGCGACGACGATCGCTTCCTGTTCGGTGCCGGCGATGTTCAGCCGGCGCGCTTCCTCAATGGCTCGGTTGCGCGCCTCGGTTTCCTGAGCCGCGGCGTTGCCCTGCATGTAGGCCTGGGCGAGCCGTTCCTCGGCCTCGATCTGGCGCTCGACGTTCGCAGTCAGGTCGCGATAGCCGGCGACGGATCGCTCAAGCACCGCGCGCCTTACCTCGGCCCGTTCCTCGGCGGTAGGGTCGCGGCCCTGAGAACGGGCGGCTTCCTCCAGCCCCTGCATGGCCTGGGCGAGTTCGCGCGCGTGGCCCTCGGTCGCGCCCGCGACACGGGCCGCATCGCGCTGGCCGCGGATGAACTGATCGATCGGCCGCTCGGTGCCGTTCAGGGCCGCATTGACGCCCTCGATGGCCTGCTGAAGCTCGCGGTATTCCTGCGACCCGGCAGGCGCCTGCCCAAGCGCGGACTGAAAACGCGCGCGCCGGGCCTCCAGCGTCTCGCGCTCGCCGACTTGCGTGCCGCGATTCCGCGCCTCGGCCAGCGCGGACTGGTAGGAACGCTGGTCCGCGGAGAGTTCCCGAACACCCGTTGCGGCGGCGTCGCTGCCGATGCCGCTCGGGCGCACTGGAGCCGGCGGCGCCGGAAGGCTAAGCGTGCGCGAATACTGCTCCGCCATCTGGCCTGTGCGGAACATCTGCTGGAGCGAGAAAGCGCCGCCATCCCCAGGCATCCCCGGGCGTGCGTAGGCTCGGCTCGCGATACGACCGGCCGCGTCAGCGGTCGGGGCCTGACGCAGTAGAGCGCCTGCCGCCTGTTCGCTGCCCTGAGTAAGTTCATGATGGATGAAGCGCCACTGACGCTGCGCTTCGCTCTCGCCGGGGACCGACGCAAACCGCGATAGCGCCTCCCGCCTCGAGCCGTTCCAGCCGAGGATGCCGATCCCGCGACCGCCGTCATGTGTCGCGGCCGGGTTGAAGCCAGATTCAGCGTCGACGCGGGCGACGATGCCGGAGGCCGCCGCGTGGCTCCACCCCTGCGAGCGGAGGAAGGCATAACCCTCGCCGGCCGCAGCCGCGTTGCCAGCGCCAGGAGTGGTGTTCGTCGCGCCGCCCTGCCGCTGTAGCGCCAACTCGCCAAGGCTGGCGCCGGAAGCCCCTGGCCCCCCGCCAAAGACGCCAGCCAGCGCGCCCAGGCCGCCGCTCACCGCCCTGTCGGCGTTCGTCTGCGACTGCGCCAGCCATTCCAGGAACGGCCGCCCAGCGTTGGTCAGCCCGTCCGTGATCCGGTTCCACAGGCTCTCGAAAGCCTTCTCGACGTTGCCCAGCGCCCGCTCCATGAGCGGCATGTCACGGGTCGCGCCGCCGAAGACGCCGTTGAGGCGGGCGAATACCTCTGCCGAGGCCTGGCCACGGTTCCCCGCCAGTTCCAGCAACTCGATGTGGCGCCGGAACCGCTCATCAAAGCCGCGGACGCCCTGCTCCGCGAGGTTGCGCGCTTCCTCGGCAGGGCGGTGGATGACCCGCGCGACCCGCTCCAGCGCCGACGACAGATCCTTGTCGAGCGTGCGCGACAGGTCGAGCGCAAGGGCGGTGTAGGCCTGAAGGTTCTCGCGATCCTCCGGCCGCACGACCTGCGCCAGCCGCCCCTGCGCGGTCCGCACGTCCGCGCTGGCAACGCCAGGCATGAGTTCGCTCTGCGACCGCGCGCTGCGTTCCAGCGTGCGCGCCATCGCCTCATAGTCGGAGGTGTAGCCGCGGAGTTGGTTGCGCAGCGTGGCCAGACGGCGCTCGGTGCCCTCGTAGGCGGCGAAGGTGGCGATCAGGCCACCAGCGACCGCCGCAATCCCAACCCGCATGGGCGTGAACAGGCCGGCGATGGCGCGAAAGGTGTTGCCCACGCCGCCCATGGCCTGCGTGACCTGGCCGCCCTGCTGCGTGAGCACCTGGAACGCGCTGGCCCCGCCGAGCAGCGAGGTCACCACGTCGTTGATCTGCGGGGCGAGCTGCTGCGCCTGACGCGCGGTGACGCCGAAGGCGTTGGCGGTCTGGTTCGCCGACGTGGTGACCGAGCGATACTGCTTCTCGATCGCCATCATCGTCTTGGCGTGCTGATCCTGCGTGATCAGCCCAAGGCGCAATGCGCGGTCGAGTTTCGCCTGTTCCTCCGTCATCTGGACGAAGGCGCGAGCCACCGCATCGTGCCGCTGGATAACGGTAGCCGCCCCGCGCGCGGCCTGCTCCATGCCGCGGGTGATCTTCTCCTGCCCGGCGACGACCTTCTCGCCAGACTGAACAATCTGCGCGTTCGCCTGCTGGACCTTCTGCGCGCCCGCGACATAGCCGGACGGGTCCAGCGACGACCGGATGATCGACAGCAGCTCGACGCCGGATGCACCGCTCATTCGTCGTCCTCGTCGTCGGGTTGCTTGCCACGCTGCGCCGCGTCGAAGGCCCGGCGCTCATGGTCGAGCGCCAGGATCGCTAGGATTTCATCGGGATGCAGCGGGAAGCGCATCGTCCGGCACCACGCCTCAACGTCCTGGTGCTGGATGGCCTGCGCGCCGCCCATGTCCGAATAACGCCGGGTTGCGTCGAGTTCCTGGAAGGCGCGCCATGCGGCGTCGGCGCCTGGAGGGCGGGGCGCTTGGTGAAGCGCCTGCGACGCCCGGCCAGTCTGGCGCTCGGCAGACGCGTAATGCTGCCGGCGCGTGCTGCCCGACTTCAGCTTTCCGTCGAGCCAGAATTCGTGTCGGGCGTGGGCGCGGAGGGCGTCGAGCCATCCAAAGGGAAGAAGTGCCGCGTCGTGTTCAGGAAGGCCATGGTCGCATTGCGCAGCCACCGCAGGCCCGTCGCATTGTAGGCGCCGACCGCGAGGTCATAGGTGCAAGGTGCGGCGATGGCGCGGCCGTCGAGGCCAACGAGATGCCAGCCGACCGTCAGTTTGGCGAGCATCTGGCTCATGTCGGCCCATTCCTCCTCGGCAGTGAAGTCGCGCCCCTGCTTCCGAAGCAGATTGTCGCGTGCCAAGCGATGCTCCTGCGCCTTCTCGCTCTCCCACGACAGCAGTTCGATCCAGCCCTGTGCGCCGGCCTCATCCTTCAGGGGCTCGCGCGAGATGGGATGGACCAGCATGAACTTGGCCGTGCGCTCGATCGGGAGCGCGAGCGTGCCGAAGACGTCGGGCATCTGAATGTCCTTTGGGGGAAGGAGTGGCGGGACGGCACCCCCATGCCGCCCCGCCGGTTGCCGGCAACGTTCCGTTGGGGGCCGGAGGTGGTTAGGCCGCCGCCGTGTCCGTGTAGCGAATGGACGACGCCGGCATGCCGACGCCAGAGCCGAGGTATTCCTTTGCCTGGAACCGCCCGGTGATGGTCTGCGACGCCTCGCCCTGTGCGTCCTCGGACGCCTCGGTGATGATCAGCCGAGGGAGATGGATCGAGATGGCATCCGAGGTCGGGCCGCCCGAGGTGAGCATAAGCAGGATCTCGACCTCATCCTCATTCTCGAACGAGGTGTTCACCGCGTCGCCGTCGTCCACCAACGCCGTGAAATCGCCGCTGATGTCCGCGGTGCCGAGCAGAATATCCGGCACGAAGGGCTGACCGACCACGACCGGCGCATCGGCGTTCATCGCCATGGTGATGTTGATGCCGGTGACGACGCCGACCTTCACGCCGCCGATCAGCATCACGCCGTTCAACGCGTTGGCGACCTCGGTCGAAGTGGCCGCGGCCGGGCTGGTGAAGTACGGCGCCGAGGCCCCCGTCACAGTCTCGCGACTGCGGCCCATGAGGTTCACTGTGATCGTCGCGATGCCCTCCGCCGGCACCGCCACCTGAAAGCCCGTGACCCGCCCCTCGGTGTAGAGGCGCGCGCGGTCGAGGTCCGTGTCGTAGCGTTCCACGGCCAGCTTGCGCCGCACATGGCCCGATGCCGGGATGATGCAGGACTGCCCCGGCGTAGTCAGCGTGAAGGCGGTGTCCGCGGTCATGTCGGTCGGCGTCGGATAGACCGTCACCTCGCGATTGGACGTGCCGCCGAAGCCCGTCACCATGAAGCGCACGCCATTGTTGGCCGCGACCGACAGGCTGTCGAACTGGATGATCGCGCCCTTGACCAAGCCGAGCGCGACAGGGTCGCCGCTGGCGAAGGTGAACTTCGACGTGGCGCTATCCGCGGCGACGCTGGTCACATCTGCCTCGGTGATGCTGACGGCCACCAGCGGCGCCGCTGTACCGCGCAGCGCGGCCTCAATCAGTTCCGCATAGGTGCCCGGCGACAGTTCGCCTGTGATCGCGCCTTCAACGCGGCGCGAGGTGTGCCGCGCGCTGCGAACCTGGCGGGAGGAAAGGATCTCCTGCGACCGTACGACGTTCTTGCGCAGGTTCAGCGAGGCCGAAACCCGCCGAAGAATCTGCCCGCCGGACGCGCCGGGGTCCGTGGCAGTATCCGCCTCGGAGTTCGTGGTCATCGTGCCCGAGGCGTAGAACTTGTAGGCGAAGCGGATCGCGCTGCCTTCAGCGAGGGACATAGGAGGCTCCATCTGAGGGACGGGTCGCCATCACGGCGATCCAGCGCCTTGCCCAAGGGCGGGTGGGCGTCGCCGCGGCCTTAGCCGCGGAAGCGATAGGTGAAGACGGCAATGCCGCTGCGGACCCACCAGATGCCGTCGGCGGATGCGCCGGGCTGGTCGATCACGGATGTGCCGAGGAAGGACAGCGCGCCGTCGCGACGACTGCGGAACACGGCGAGCGCCTGGTCGAGCAGCGAGAGCAACGTCGCCTCCCCCCTGCCCCGCTGCGCCATGGCGCGGATCACGACCGAGCCGAGAAGTTCCCGCTCGTTGGCAGCACGGCCGCCGCCGAACGCGACCAACCGCTCGCTGGTGTGCTCCACCGCGACATGCAGCCAGTGCTGGTAGGTGGCAGCAGCCGGCGTCTGGTCGTTGGTGTTCTGATGCCAGACGACCGGTACGCCGACCGGCGCCGGCCAACCCGCCGTCCAGGCCGCCTCGATCGCCGTGATGCTGTCCTCGTAAGGCCCGCTCACAGAGACGCGCTCCGCAGGCGACGCACAGCGATGGCCGGGTAGCGCATCCGAACGTCCTTGGCGCGCTGGGCGCGGCGCTCGCCTTTGGTGCTGTTGTGGCGAGTGAGGCGAACCGCCGCCGGGTCGGCGCCGATGATGATGTAGGTGAAGCGCGGCTCCCACCCGAGTGGGCGCAGGATAGGCCGCAGTGCGATGGCCGACTGCTGCACGAAGTGTTGCTCGACCTGCAGGACGAAAGGCCCGCCGCCCTCGCGTCGCCCCACCTCCAGCCGCCGCGCGTACTCAGCCCGCACCGCAACCACCGCCTCAGTGGCGCCGGGCGGCAAGCGGCTGGTCCGCGGGATCGCTACGTCATCGACGTAGGTCGTGATGCTGTCCTGCCAGGCGCCCGACCGCTCCGGGCCGTTCGTGATCAGATGGTTGACCGTGCGGATCACCGCCTCGGTCAGGTAGTGCCACTGGATCAGGATCACGCCGTCGGGCTTTACCGATTCCGGCGCCGCGCCCTGCCGGCCGTCCACGATGGTCAGGTGGTCCGGCATCACGCCGCCCGACCGCGCCGACTGCCGGCGCTCGACCGTGGCGATGTGCTGCCGTGCAGTGGTCGCTAGCCGCCGGCTTGCCTCCGGGCCTGACAGCCCGCGCGTGGCGACCTCCAACTCGCGCGTGAAGTTGCGGAACTGCGCGCGAGAGAAAGCCATCAGCCCGAGACCTTCAGATTCCAGCGCACCACCGTCGCGCCCATGCGCACCGTCTCGACTTCCTCGATGTTCACGCGCCGCCCGGCAATGTCGGCCTGGTCGCCGCGCGTCGGCGTCATCGTCAGGCCGGTCGGGGACAGAACAACCGTCGTGCCCGCCTGCGCCGCATCACCGCCCGGCACGATCGGGTCCACCGTCGCGCGCCGCACGAAGGCGCTCACATCGAAAGTGGTGTCGGGCGTGCCGATCCGCCGCAGCGTCACAGGCTCGCCGTGGGAGGCGATCTGACGGTCAAGCGCGGCGATGGCGGCGGCGGGGGTCATCGCCGCGGAAACACCCTATATGGCGCCAGCGCCGCCAGTCGATCGGCCGAGAGCGGCAGAGCGTCCGAATTGCGCTGGTCGAAATACGCCGTCTGGCCGACGCCCTCGACCTGCTCCGACCGCACGCCCGTATCGCGACCGGCGCCACGATACATCCCGACCACCAGATCGAGCGCGGCGCGGGACAGCGCGGGAGGCGAGGCCGACGCAAGGTCGAAGCCGGACCGATATTCGATTACCACCTTCGCGGCTTCCCAGTATGTCCGTTCGTCATCCGTCAGGCGGTAAACGAACGATCCATCGACCTCATATTCGGTCGGGTCGAGCAGCGTTTCGCCGACCATGATGGCGTCGATCTGCGGCGCCAGGTTCCGCTCTAGCATGATGGACGTCACGCCGCAGCCTAGGCGTTCCGTCTGCCGCAAATCCTCAAACCCGAAGCCTTCGCGGTTGCAGTAGCCGGCGATCATCGCGCTGGCCTCGGCGATCATATCGCCGAGCTTCAGATCCTCGCTGTCATCCGTGATCGAGAGTTCCGACTTGACCCGCTCAAGCGTGACAAGGTCGTCCTCATCGGATGGTGTGACAACGACCAGCATCAGCCGCGTCCGATCTTGCTCAGCAGCGGGTAGAGGTCGAGATGCACCCGCGTCCCGTCGCCATTGGTCAGGGTCAACAAGCCCTCATCGTCCACATCCAGCGCCGCGACAGACGCCGCCGGAGGGCCGGCTTCACCACGCATCCCTGCCCTGCCAGGCTCGCCCTGGTTGCCGCGCTTGCCCTGCGCCGCGACCATCTGCCAACCATCGCCAGGGCACGGGCCGGGGTCATCCCGACGCGCTATGAACGACGCGCCGTTGAACGCGACCACATCGAGCAGGCGATATGCCTCGCCATCTGACCACGTTCCGCGAACGGTCATCGAGCGCCCATCGGCGCCATCCCGCCCCGCGGCGACGATGCACATCCAATCCTCATGCGGCGGTTCCCGCCCCGTGTCTCGCTGCGCCTGCCACACGCCACCGGCGTGCGTCACCGCGGCCCCTTCGTAATGGACGCCATCGGTCCATGCGCGAACGGCAGGCAGCTTGCCGGCCGGCCCCTCCGGTCCGCGCTCGCCGTCCCGGCCATCTATGCCGTCGCGGCCCGGAGCGCCGTCAACGCCGTCCCGTCCGGGCGCGCCATCGGCGCCGTCGCGCCCATCCCGGCCGTCAGCGCCGTCCTTGCCGTCACGCCCCGGCGCACCGTCCGCGCCCGGAAGCCCGGGATCGCCCTGCGGCCCCTGCCCCCCCGGCGCGCCGTCACGCCCATCCACGCCGTCCCGGCCATCCTTGCCGTCGCGCAGGATCGCGAGCCGCGCGGCAACCTCGGCCTCAACGCCAGCGCGCAGCGCCATGATCTCCGCGCGTAGTTCCGCGACCGTCGCCTTGGCCTGTGCCTCGATCAACTCGCGTTCGCGGCGCCATTCCCGCCGCTCGTTCGCGATGACCTGGCCGAGCGCGTCGCGCAGTGCATCAGGCAGCGACACGGCGCTCTGCCTCATCGGCGGCGGCGAGGATGGAGCGCGCGAAGTCGGCGCTACGGCTGTCGTCATCCTCGGCGTCCTCCTGAGACGGCGGCGGCGTGGCCGATGCTGGTTCCGGGGGGCGCATGTCGCTGCCATAGGACAGCGGGACAACCTGCTGCTGCACACGCGGCATGGCGCCATGCCCACCCGGCACCACGGGCAGGTCCAGTTCATTGCGCGCTTCGTCGGGCGCGTGGATGCCGCTGATCGTGCTGCGCGCCAGCCCCTCGATCATTTCCTTGAAGTTGCTCCGCAGCAGCGCCTTCGTGTCGAGTTCCAGATACTCGTCCGGCACGCCGCGCAGACGAAACAGCAGTCCGAAGGCTTCCTCGATGTGGTTCAGCGCGAAGCCGAGGCCGGAAGCCTTCCACGACGACATAAGAGCCTCGGTCGAAGCAAACGGCGTCCCGCCGATGCCGAGAATCTGAAGCGGGATGCGGTACGCCAACGCGACGTTCTGCTCGCTCATCTTCAGCAGTTCGGCCAGTTGCCCGTCATCCGCGGACCCCGTGACCGGCTTCGCCTTCAGCCCCCATGCGAGGATCGGGGTGCCGCCGGCGTGCTCACCCTTCGTCTGCTCATCCCAGCTCGCGCGCAACTGCTGCGCCTGGTCGCGCGTCAGTTGCTGGTCCGTCTCCAACATGAACGACGGCCGGGCCTGGTTGAGATAGAAGGCAACCTGCTGATTCAGCGCGGCGCCCGCCAATGCCCGATCCAGCGTGGTCGCGAGGATCGGACTGACGCCTTTCAACACGTGATGCGGCGTATGCAGCCGCACATGCAACACATCACGCGCCGGGATCGGCATGGAGAAGTCAAAGCGCCGATCGACAACCTCGTTTCCGCCCAGCGAATAGAAGATCGATCCATCCGCTGCGACCATGGCATAGCCCGTGCGCATCAGATGCAATTCGGCGATCTCGCCGCGCTCGTTGCGAACCGCCAGCGCGAACGCCTCGCCACCCACATAGAGTCTGCGCGTCAGGTTCAGCAAGAAGTCCGAAATCGACTGGTAATCGTTCGGGCGGCGGATCACACGGCTCAGCGCGGACCCTGCCACACGTTCGCGCCCGCCGTTCGGCAGTTTCCGCCAGTGGTCGCCAGGGCACATCGCGACGGTCTGCGCATAGGCCGAGACGCACGCCTCGACCATGGCGCTGCATTCGCCGTAGGGCTGCACAGACGCGCCCATCTGCCACCAGTTCCACGCGCGACCGGCCGACGCCGAAAGCCATCCATCCGAGAGGAAGTACGGCCCTGGACGATACACGCCTTCCGCGGCGCGCTTGCGCCACGGCAGCATGCGCCCGATGATGGCCGGCATCTTCATGTCAGCGCGTCTTATATTTGCCGCTCGGCGCGGGATTCATCTCGCGGTCGCGCGCAGGCGGCGCGGCCTTCGCCACTTCGGGCAGATCAACGCTGCGCGACCGCGGGCCATACGGCCCCATCGCCACGGCCTGCCCGCCGCTATGACGCAGCACACCCGCTTCGTCCGGCGCAACCTCGCTCGGATCGACGGCGCTGCCGTCCTCAAGGACATACCAGGTCGCGCGCATGGGTTCTCTCCAAACAGCAGAAAGGGGCGGCATGAAGCCGCCCCGATCCGATTACAGGCCGTCGTCCACCGTGATGTGGAACGCGCCCGTCTTGGTCGCACCGCCCTGCGCGATGACGATCTTCACGCGCTCGCGGCTGAGAGCGACGCGGTCGTTGACCGCCGTGCCGGCGGACGCATAGAGCGCGGCGACGCCGGCAGTGCTGTGCGTCGCCTGACGCGGAGCCTTGACGACGGCGGCGTTGACGTTGGACTCCGTCCAAAGCGTCTGCACCGTCGTCTCCGACGTGATCGTGAAGTCCACACCATCCGTATAGTCCGTCTTCACGTACTGGATGGAATGGACATAGCCCGACAGATGCGGGCTGTAGGCGGTGCAGTCACCGGAACCGTCCGTAGTCGCGGTGACAACGAAGCGACGAATGGCCATGGATGTTCATCCTCAGCTATGGGGTTACTCAGGGCCTCAAAGAGCGGCCATTGCCGGCCCCTCTCGCGCTCAGTAGGAGGTGCCGTCGATCCACTGCACCATCCCGCTGCGGCGCATCTTCCACGACACGTCCATCAGCATTCGGACGCCGATGGTCGCGGTCTGGAAGAAGGACCGCACCGGATCGGCCGTGGTCGGGCCGGTGCCCGAGACGATCTCCAGCGGAGTCGTGTCCTCCATGTGCACGGTCGCCTGTTCGGACACGTCGAATTCCGGCGCATCGCCGAGCGCGGTGGCGAAGTCGGAATTGCGCAGCGCCACCAGGCGATTGGCGGTCGCATAGGTGGATTCCACGATGGTGACGCGCTTCTCCACCTCGCTGAACCAGCCGAACTTGCCGTCGCCGCCCGCCATCAACGAGATGGCCAGCGCCTGCGTCGGGTTCATGACGACCGTGATGTTGTCCGCGGCGTTCGCTGCCACGAACGGCGCCATCAGGGCCTTGAAGTCTTCCACCACGGCCTGCCAGTCGCCGCCGCCGTAGCCGGACGCCGCGGCACTGACGCCGTTCAGCAGGCCGGCCGGGCGGGCCGTGCTGGCCGCCGTCGCGTCGAGCAGCGCCGCGTCGAGGATCGCCGCCGTATCCTCCAGGATCGCCTGGCGAACCAGCGCCTCGATGGCCGGCGTGCTGCGCTTGGCCAGCTCGCGCGAGAATGGGACGATGACGCCCATTTTCTTCGCGGTCATGGTGGTGGCGGCCGTGGTGATGCGGCCCACGCGGATCGGCGACCCTTCCGCAACGAAGCCGCCACCCGCGCCGCCGGCCGTGCGGCTCGGGATGGACACGGTGCCGACGCCATCGAAGCTCAGGCCGATGCCGCGGTCACGAAGGACCGGATAGATCGACTTGCCCACCAGCGCCTGGAGAAAGTCCGCATAGGCGGTCTGCACGATCTCCGACGCCCAGCCGGCCACCGTCGTAGTGCCGATGGTCTGGTCGGCGCGGGTCATGATGGCGGTCGCCTCATGGCCCGGATACCGCTCCTGCAGTACCTGCTCGACCGGCTTGTTGCCGAAGTGCGAGACACCGCGCACCACCGCGGCGCGAACGAGCAGGTCCAGGCCGCTCACTTCGCGCTGCGCGGCGCCGAGCGGGCGGCGCGCCACGTTCGGCGCCGTCACCTTCGGCTCGGCGGTCACGCCGATGCGCTGTTCGGTCGCCCTCAGCGCGTTCAACGCGCGCTCGGCGACCTCGACCTCGGCGTTCAGCGCCTCCAGCGCCTCCACGTCCAGGGCATCCGCGCCGGAGAGTTCCGTCAGTCGGTCGCGCTTGGCATTGAGGTCGCTCTGCGCGGCCTCGATACGCTGGGAAAGGGTCATTGCCTTTGCTTTCGCTGGTGCCGGAACGGCCACGCGGGCGCGATTCTCGGCTTGTGACGTGTCGGCGTGCCCGCCAGTGGTCTCGCGTCCATGGCCCGCCTCGGCATGCTCGCCAAAGGCCAGGGACAGCGTTTCGGATGAGATGTTCAGCCCGCGGGCAACCGCGAGCGCATTGGTGTTCGACGGAACCGAGACCAGCGACACCTCAAGCAATTCTTGCTTGACGTAGTCGTACTGGCTCTTGCCGGGCGCGCCGTATTCCAGCACCGCGAACCCGACCGACACGGCGCGCAGGATTCCCTGCTCAACCAGGCTCGCCAGTTCATCGATGCGCGCGCTGGTGCCCTTCGCCGCGAGCACCAGGCGCCCCAGCACCTTGTCGCCCTCAACGCGGACGTTCTCCCACTTACCGATGGGGAATCCGCCGGAGTGACCAAAGAGGGCGATCGGGTTCCGCTTGAAGGCGGTCAGATCCCATCCCCTTGGGTTTATGCGCGTTCCGTGGCGGTCGAGGCTGCCGTCAGAGATGACGAAATCAAGCCCAGCGCCTTCGGATGTGCGTTCACGACGCTGCATGGCGTCCTCCTTGTCAGGCGATCATTGCCAGCGGATCGACCGGCGATTGTGCCTCAGGGTTCCGCACCATCAGTGCGCCGGCGCAGAACGCCGCCACCAGCGGGTCAATCTTCGCCGTGCCCGCCGCTTGCTTCGTGATGCTGATGGCGTTGCCCTTCGGCTCCACCTTCGCGTTGCCCACGCACCAGGCCATCATCGCCTGCCCGGCATGCGCCATGGTCCCGTTGGCGAGCCGGTTCTCCATGGTCTTGATCACGCCGTTCAGCCGCCAGCCCTGTTGGATGCCCACGACCCGGTCATCGCCTTCGATGCCGACCTGCGCCAGCGCATCGACCGCATCCGCGGGCCCGTAGAGGTCAAGCCCGACCTGAGCCAGCACGCCGGCCGCGTCCACCTGCGCGGCCACCTGCGCCAGTTGGTCATTGGCCTCCGCCATGTCGTCCACGATGACCAGGTCGCCCGTCGCATCGAGGTCGCGCAGCCGGGCCGCCTCAGACTTGCGCCGGTCCAGCACGCCTCGGTGCGCCCAGGCCCGGCACCACAGCAGCCACCGGCGGGTGTCGCGCTCGCGACCCAGAACGGCCAGGCCGAGCAGGTCGTCCAGGCCGCCGCCGTCCACGCCGACCGTCACCACCTCGCTGCGGTCGAGCAGCTCGGCCAGTGTCATCGGCTCGGCGGCGGCTTCCCAGTGGTCGGCGCCGGCCCAGCGGTCGGACAGCAGCGCAAGACCGACCTCGACATTAAGGTGCTGCGAGGCCCAGCGCCGGAATTCCTCCTCCCCCGCCTCCTTCGCGGCGTGGAAGTCTGGGATCAGTCGATCGACGGTGATCGACCGCCCGTTGTTCGGCGTGACCATGTGCCAGCTGGCCGGGTCGCGCCAATCGACCCCCTCGGGGAACTCGTAGAGTACCGGCAGGATCGGCGCCTGCAGCGCGCCGTCGCGCACCTTGCGCGCTTTCATCAACTCGGCCCGAAACACCCCCGCCGGCGGGCGCTCCGACTGCGTGGTGATGGTGATCAAGAAGCCTTCAGGCTGCGAGATCAGGCCACCGCGGAGCTGCCCGAGCACGCGATCGGCGTCTTTCGCCTCGGCGATGACGTGCAGCTCATCCAGGAGCACGCCGGACGGCTTGGCGCCGGTGACGATCTTCGGATCGAACGACTTGACCTTCAGGAAGGCGCCGGTCGGGCGGTAGATGATGGTCTTCAGATGCTCGCGGATATAGAACTTCGCCGCCAGCACCGGATCCGCCTCGATCATGCCGACTGCCTGGCGGTAAGCGAGGTCCGAGACGTCCTGCGTCGGCGCCACGATCAGAAATTCGGCGCGCGGGCGCTGGTTCATCAGCAGCGCCGTCACCATGATCGCGGCGCCGGCGGTCGTCTTGCTGTTCTTCTTCGGCACCAGCGCGAAAATCTCGCGGATGTGCCGCTCCGTTCCGTCCCAGGAGCCGAACAGCGCCTGCACGATGTCCCGCTGCCAGTCTCCCGCCGCCGCCGCCATGGGCGGTTGGCCGGGCACGTCCGGCAGCCTCAGCCGGTCGAAGATGGCAACGGCGCGGCCGCCTTCCCGGTTCAGGCCCGGCAGAGCCGGCACCAACGAGCGGCCGGCGCGGATCCGATCCTGCCAGTCCGGGCACGCAGTCGACCAAGACATCGCCTAGTTAGGCCGACCGTTGAGTAGCGATTCCCAGCCCGTGCCACGTTCGGCCGTCTGCGCCGCGGCCTGGCGCTGCGCCTTCTTGCCGAGTGGCTCTTCAGCCGCCTCCGGCGTCTTGTCGCGCCAGCCCGCGCGTGCGCGCAGCCAGAAGATCGCAGCCTGCACCGCCTGGTTGCCGTCGCCCGTCGCCTTCTTGAACAGCGACTGCGCCACCTTGGCGTTGGCCTCGATGTGCCCGACCTCTAGCTCCTGCCAGAAGTGCTTGCGCATCGTCCGCGGCGTGATGCCAAGCACCTTGGCGATCTCGTAATCCGGGATCCCGAAGGCGGACATCGTCTTGACGGTGGCGCGGTCCTTCTCGGTGGGCGTGTAGGCCGGGCGGCCGGGCTTGCGGGGCATGGGGTGCAGCGCCGCGATGCGCGGCTCCCTGATGCGCGACGCTACGGCGTCACGAGATGATCGGATCGCGCTGAACTCAGCAACATCATGATCGCGCGATTGGCTTGGCTCGGACGCGGCTCAGCGCGAATCGTCCGTCACGCGATGCACAGGACGGAGACGACGATGACCAAGAGCGAAGCCAACCAGCAGCGGAGCCTCGCCGCCTTCCTGGCGAAGAAGGCGGAGTTCGACGCCCTGCTCGCCGAGTTGCAGCAGGCCAGCGCCGACCATTTCGGGGCAGACCCTGACGCGGTGCTTTGGGGCGAAGCCGCCTGGCTCACGGACGCCACGGCGAAGCTGAAGGACATCGCCCACCAGCATTTCCGCCGGGGCGAATACGCGCGCTGACGCGAGCCTCCTCCCGCACCGCCCCGACCGGGGGATCCCCGGCGGGGCTCCCGGCAGTAGGGGGCCGAGGGTCGGCTCCCGACACCGGAGACCAGCACGATGACCAAGCTTTCCGACACCCAGCGCGTGATCCTGAGCGCCGCCGCGCAGCACGAGATGGGCCTCGCGCGCGCGCCGAAGACCCTGCCGGCCGCCGCCCGCAACGCGGTGTTCCGCAGCCTGATCAAGAACAACCTGCTCAACGAGATCAACGCCCCGCGGGACTTCGTCGGGCTGGGCTGGCGGCAGGATGACGACGGCACCTGGATCGTGGCGCGCATCACCGACGAGGGGCTGCGCGCCATCGGCATCGACCCGAATGAGGGGGACGCGGTGGCCGAAACGACGCCCACGGGCGCGGAGGCCCCGGCGCCGCAGGGTGAGGACGCCCCGGCGCCCGAACCCGCCCAGGCCGCGCCCCTGACGGAGGAAATCGCCATGCTCGACCAGACCCTCGCGACACGCGCCGCCACGCCCCGCGCCAGCCTGCGCGACGCCGCCGCGGCGATCCTCGCCGCCTGGGACGACGAGGCCAACCGCGAGGGCGATATGGTCGGCGCCCTCGACGCGCCGATGGAGGCCCTGCGCGCCCTGCTCGCGGGCAAGCCCGCCCGCGCGACACGGGAGGCGGGCGCGCCGCGCAAGCCGCGCGAGGGCACCAAGCAGGAGGCGGTGCTCGCCCTGCTGCGCCGCCCCGAAGGGGCGACGGTGGCGCAGGTTGCCGAGGCGACCGGCTGGGCGCAGCACACGGTGCGTGGGTTCTTCGCCGGGCTGAAGAAAAAGGGCATCGAGGTCACGGTGCTGGAGCGGGTGCGCCAGGTCGGCCCGAACAAGGAGGGCGCACGCGGGTCGTACACGGTCTACAAGGTCGCCGGCTAACACGCATCCAGAGGCGCCATTCACGCCGCCGCTCGCACCCCGCGGGCGGCGGCGATGTCGTCGAAAGTCCGATCCTCGCCGGCTAGCACCGCCGCCTTGCCGGTGAACTGCTGCCAGCGGCGCACGGCGACATCGACATAGAGCGGGTTCAACTCGATGGCGTGCGCCGCGCGCCCGGTCATCTCCGCGGCTATGATAGTTGTGCCGGAGCCGCTGAACGGTTCATAGACCGCCTGGCCGGGGCTGCTGTTGTTCTCGATCGGGCGCTGCATGCACTCGACCGGCTTCTGCGTGCCGTGCCCGGCCAGGCGGTCTATGAACCGTGGGATTTGCCAGACCGTCGTCTGCTTCCGGTCGCCGTTCCAGTGGCCCTTGCGGCCCTTCCGGACCGCGTACCAGCAGGGCTCATGCTGCCAATGATAGTCACCGCGCCCGATCGCGAAGTTGCTCTTCGACCAGATAATCTGCGAGCGCATTTGGAAGCCCGCCACCTCGAGGCTGTCGATCACCGTGCGGGTGTGCACGCCGGCGTGCCAGACATAGGCCACGTCGCCGG